CTCGGCCCCCCACGTGGTGTAGTACCACACTCCCTCACATCATCTGGAGAACTGTTTTGCCATGTCTAAAGCGGAGAAACTAACTAGAGGGGCTTTAAAACCCACCTTGCAGAATCTCCAAAACTCAGGCTCACGCCTGGGCTACAGCAACCCGAAAGAGTGGCTGACTTTAGATCCTAAAAGCTTCTATAGCTTAAAGGCAGCAAAACTTGCTGATGAAGCTACTGGTCTAGAGTTACTAGCGTATAAGATCTTTGGCTCAGATCTCATTGGTTCTTTAGCACTTGCTATCGATCCTTTGAGCAAATTTGCCATAGCTGATACGCGAATAACTCCGGTCAATCGAACAAGGACGTTTACCGCGATGGGTACACCTTGGGCGCGTAAAAGACGCCACAAGGAAATACAAATCATCGGTAGAAGTCCTCCCAATATACTAACGCCCGATCCTTTCGATCGGGAGGCGTATAGTGAGTCGGTGACCGTGCCCTCGAACACAACTGTGAGCCTAACGGCTCAAAGTCAGGTTCTTGGGACGATTAAGGACACTACGTACCGAACAAGGCCGATAGGCAGCGATCAAGGGGAATTCGAATTATGGAAACCCCGAGTTCGTTGCAAACCGGCTAGTAGGCAGCGTATATCCTTAGAAAGTAACGTATATACAACGGCGGGTGGTTACACCTACCGTAGTAGAGACGCATCTTTCATGAGCGACTTTACAGTCGGACCAGCAGCTCGTATTACTCCTAGTACCCTCGATGCACTATACGCTAGCGAGAGAACAAGTCTTTTAAATGTGATGGGCAACAACGCCATTTCAATGGTGTCGCGCACATCGCCTAGAAAGACTGAGTTCTCGTTGACGCGTAGTATAATCGAGCTCAGAGACCTCCCCAGAAGCTTAAGGGGAACAACTGAGGCGTTCGTATTGGCCAGAGACTTACTGTCTCGGAAACGTCGTTTAAGGCCCCGTCAGGGGAAGACGATACCTTCCGAATATGTAAATTTACAATTCGGCTGGTTACCAATATATCGCGATATTATGAGTATGCTATCACTGCCCGAGCGTATCTCTAGACGAGTCAACAGACTTATGTCTAGAGTAGGGCAAGATAGTACTTTTAGAGGATATATGGACTTAGGTATATCCCCTATTAGCAGTCCTCCTAGCTTTACTTTCGACCTCTTGACTGGAGAATCGTTAGTTAGCACTGCAACTCACGGGTTCCGCAAAACGGAACTTCGTGGGATGATTAATGCTAACGTGAAACTTCCAGACTTGAAGTTACCCATACTTCGTCGCGAACTTATGCGTGACGCATGGGGTTTGTACCCAGATCCTGTAGATGTTTATAATTTAACACCTTGGTCTTGGTTAGCTGATTGGTTCACTGGACTCGGTGATTATGTTGAAGCTTTCAACTTAATCAATACCGATCCCAGCATCATCAACTATGGCTTTCTGACAGGTATCGCTACCCTTCAGATTGATACCGTACATACGAGTAAAGCTACGCGCGTCCAAAAGGTGTCACTTACCCCTCCTGTACCTGCCACGGTAATCACCGAGAATATCGATGAAAACCTTAGCCGAACAGCTAGGGTGGAGGCGACTCTGCAAATTCGCAGAACTTTTGGAAGTGCTTATGGTTTGAGACCTACTAGCGACCTTACACTTTTCAGTGGAGGTCAATTAGCAATACTGGGTGCGCTTCTTGCGATGCGCATCTAGATCCCAGTATGGGGGTAATTCCCCAGTCTGGTCAACCACTTAGGAGACGTCATGCTTGCAGATCCAATCAGTATCGCTGCCAATGCTCCCACACCTGCCTTAGTTTTTAAGGTGGTAAAGAGCGATGGCTACGGCTCGGAACGACGAGATGTCGGGGGTGTTTATTCCCTCGTCATCACTCACGAAGACGGTAAAGGTAAAACGGCCAATCGCCACTATGTTAAGATTAGTGAAACGAAGGACGCTACCAACCCGTATACGGGAGGGGTATCGAAGCAAACCGCTACGGTATCTATGTCGATCTCTCGACCTGCCTTCGGGTGGACAACGGCAAATATCGTTGACCTCGCCGAAGCATTGATCGATACCGTGAACGATGCTGAGTTCACGCTTACCAACTTTGTAACTTTCCAGGCGTAGAATACGACCTGAATAGTTATTGGTTCTAACCGGGGCTGACACTGAGTGTTAGCTCCTTTACAAAGGAGTTAATATGTCAGATGTCAGTTCCGGGAAGACCCAAAAGACTGTTGACACTGTTATCAACATTCTTACGTTGGTTTTGGCGCTTAAGGATGCCTATATGGAGATTCGCCGGCAGCTTCACAGCGGCCGTAAAGTCTCTAGACGCGCGACTCAAATGCACTCAAACCTTCTTGCAGTTTTGCAAGCTGATAAGAATGCACATGAGCTCGGCGACGGTTTCGAAGATGATCATGACAATCATACAGACAGTCATGGTCAGCTTGATCTCCCTTTTAACAAGGTGGATCTCCCGTAACAGGGATTAACCGATAGGCTTCTGGATATGCAATTGTGACTTGGAACTGACCCAACTCAAGGAGTGAGTCATGAAAAGTCCAATCGTTCTCCTCTCCGCCCTCTTGACTGACGTCAAGAGATTGGAGCCTGATGTGAGGAACTTAGATCGTGATCTCAAAACGATCGAAGCTCGTTTCAAACACGAAGGCATTGGCTTCTTTACCATTGCCTTTTCTACGTATTGCGACGCCCTTGATGAGGGTTTAGCGATGCGCAGGTTCACCTGCCCACCCGGCTTTAAGACCGGACGGTCAACGCTCCCGAGATTATTCTCGGGTTTGTTGTGTGAAGTGTTTGATCCTAATACTGGTCTACTTAAAGAGAACCCTAGAATGGGGTACCTTAAGTGTCTCAGAGAGATCTTGAGGCTCTTTAGAAAACTTCCTTTGACAAGCGATCGAGATTTACAACTCGATAAGGAAGCAAAGGATAAGTTCCTGTTATGTGACGAGAGTATCGCTCAAACCAAGTGGGATGATCGGTACAAACATCACCTAGCGGGTGTTTGCAAAGCCGTTCTCACAAAACTCGAAGGAGTTAATTATGAAAACCTCAAATGCAAGCACGGGCCAGGAGCTGTCAGTGAACGTCTCACACCAAACCAGAAATGGGAAGGTGTGGCTTCAAGTTTATGGGAAAACCCAGAAGAACTTGAAGGGGCAGGTTATGATACAATCTTTATGGATTTGTATCAGGATAGAACCGCTCCGGGATGCGAATTGCAACCCGAAGAAGTTCAAGTTCCTGTACGCTCCATCGAGACGTGTCAACTTGAACCTGGCCAACGAGATACTGACAAGGTTGATGCTCGATGCGTACGTGGAAATGGGCTTGAAAGAGCACATAATCCAAATATGCAAAGAATCAACCCCGAGAAGCAATCGAGACTTGTTACTGTCGCTAAGAATTCAACCTCTCGGCGAACAATAACTGTTGAGCCATTCCTGAAGCAGTTCATGCAACAGGGTCTTAACGTGGCACTTCGGGATAACATCCTTAGGTGCCGCATTATGCGCAACAGTCTCGATTTAACCGACCAGAGTCATAACCAAAAGTTAGCTCTGGACGGCTCTCGTACCGGTTTATGGGCGACTATAGACTTAAGTTCTGCGAGTGACTTGTTAAGCTTAGAGCTTGTCAAGTTCATCTTTCAGAGCAAACCAACCTTTCTGGATTGGTTAGTCCGTAGCCGTTCCTCAGAGTATACCGATGGAAGAAATCATCGGACGCTTCTGAAGTATGCCGGTATGGGTAACGCTACTACATTCCCTGTTCAGTCGGTGACCTTCGCCTTACTAGCGATGGCAGCCATTCTGGACGCGGTTGCCAGAAAGCCAACCTATAGGAGTGTATTGCGCGCTTCTCGACTTGTGAGGGTTTACGGTGATGACATCATCGTGCCAGCACAATACTCACAACAGGTAGTAGATTGGCTTCAGCACTTTGGTCTAAAGGTTAACACCAAAAAGTCATTCACGAATTACAAGAGTTGGTGGGAACACCAACCTTGCTTTCGGGAATCTTGCGGTGTCGACGCTTATGGTGGTGTCGACGTGACGCCACTGTACCTTCGTGCTTTGCCAGATAATGCCGTGTGGCTTCCTAACGGGGCCAAGCGGCACTTCTCCACTGATCCTAGTGCCATAGCTTCGCTTGTAGCTACATCGAACCTTTCTTGGGAACGATGCCTCTACAAGTTCAGTGCTACCTTAGCGCAGGCGGTTGAGAGGACCCTTAAAAAGGCCCTCCCACTCGTACCGGCTAGGTCTAGTGCACTAGGGTGGCATTCTCGAATAGACTCCTGTAATCCCAAAATGGGACCCTTCTTTACAGAGGCTGGTATTCAAGGCCCCTGTATTGAAGCCGACTTACAAGTCGGATAGTCTAGACGGTTATGCCGCCCTGCTCAAGTTCTATCATGTCCCCCTACTTGGTAGGGGTCCGCGACACCTTGAGCGTAGTCAGGAGCGATTCTCATCAAGAATCGCTTGGAGATGGATGCCGGCGGAATGCCGGTGATTACCTAGGTTCCAACCTAGGTCTGGGAGGGTCTTTCT